CATCTGTCCCGTCTGGCAGCGTTGTGATCACGTTCAGCGGTCTTAATTCCCCATCTTTCAGACCTTTTAAGTACACGTATCCGGATAGATTGGTAATGGTCACTAATCCTGATCTTAGTGATGGCAGCACCCCGTTCATGGCAGCTTCCACATCTTCATAACTGGTGGCTCCGGTCACGGCATCGGCATTGGCTGCAATGATGGCCAGTATTTCATCATTCTCTGTTAAAACAGATGCTTCCGCAAATTCAGGGGTAATGACATTTTGAATTAATCCTACTACTTCATCATCGGTTAAGCTGTTTTCAACTGGGATAATCTTTCCATAATCGTCAATGGAGTAATTAATCTCTTCGGTTGCCTTTTCTCCTTCGGGAATTGCCGAACCCGATACCAGTTTAGATAGTTTATTCGTTCCGATCGTCGCAAAAGGCATTTTCCCAGTTTTTCCGGTAATAGGAATAACGTGGCAGTATTTTTTCAGAGATGGGAACCCTTTTCTCAACAGCTGCAGCTGATTAACAAATTCTTCCGGAAGAATGGCGCCATTATCGGCCACCGTGACTAAGGCTCTTTCTTCGGGGGTCACATCTCTTTTCAGAATTACTTTAGCGATAGCACGGTATTCTTCACTGGAAGCGCCGGTCTCTCTGTTCTGTGCAACAAGCACCAGCTTTTCCCGTTCTTTTTCGCGTTTTTCTGATTCATCTGCAATCTTAATCAGTTCATTGATTGTTTCAATTTCGTTAGAGATGCCTCTAATCTGAGCATTGATGCTTCTTAATTCCTCTGCTGTGTCAACACCATCCGCTCTTTGTGCCAATGCTGTTTTTTCAGCGTTTTTTGCGTTCAATAATGCCAATAATTTGTCTTTCATTCTACTCTCCTAAATATTTAATAAAATTTGTGTTCTCAGTTTTTCAATTTCCAACGCCTGATTGCTCTCAGGCGTTTTCGGATTTTCCCGTTTTTCTTTAATTTCTTCAAAACTTCTGCAGTTAATCTCACTGCTGTCATAGGCAGGGAAGGTACAGGGGCTTACTTCAATCAGATCCGCCCTGGTGATGGTTCGTTTGTCAATCTTCCGGCCTTCATAATCAATGACGCTCCACTTTTCCTCTTTGGTGATGAATCCAAAGCTGGATCCATCTACGTCACCCCGCTGAACACTTTCATAGGCGTCATTCCCCCAGGTATTTCCCGGCAAATCCACATCATAATTCAGTCCTTCCGGGTCTTTGTTAAAGCGGAGGGTCTGGCTCCGGGTTGATCCTAACGGGCATGATGTCTGGTGATTCCATAATGCCTTGACAACTCTTGACTGGATTGATTCGTCAAAAGCGCCCTGGGCAAACTCTTCCAGAAATTCATCACCCCACCAATCAATAATTTTTGTTGGTGAATTATACCGGAGGGCGTAACCGCCAATGGTTTTTTTGTCCTCTTCCGCTGTCTTGGCCCGGATCTCAATCCCACTGGTGTTTCTGATTTCTTTCACTGGTCCATCGCTTCTTTTTCTTGTCACTTTTTTACCTCCTTCCCATCATTCTTTCCAAGGTCTTTTAATTTCATGACCCCTGAATTGACCACCAACTCATCCGCTCCCTCTTTTGCCATCTGCTGAGTCATTAATCGGGCTTCATTGGGGGTATAGATTCCTGATGTCACATATTTAGTCAAAATATCTGCTTGCACCTGGGCAGTGGTTCGCAGCATAACACTGGTGTTGAATCGGCATTTCATTCCCTTTTGCCGTTGATCCGGCCTTAACAGCTTCCAGTCAATCTCCTGTTCAATGGATTCAAATAAAATAAGCAGCGTATCCACTAAAAAAGATAACTGCTGCTGCTCTAAACTATTATTATTGGTATCCTTCAGGTCATTTAACTGAAACATCTTGATCCCAAAGCTGGAAGCAATCTGACTGATTGACATTCGCCGGATCTGTTCAAATTGGGCATCGGCTAAAGATAGATTCAAGGTGCTGACATTGTACCCGGCCGGCACCGTGAAAATGCGGCCATTGTTTGAATAAAGCCGGTCGAATTTCGCCTGGATATTTTTCAGATCCAGTTCTTTTCGGGTGTCCGATGTCAATTGAACAACGGCCTTATTTGTTAACCCGTTATTATAGAGATCATTCAGGTATTTCTGACTCTTAATACCGGTGTCAATGGTGCTGGACATCATGACCCGATTTGCTTTACTGTTTATGCCATTACTCGAAAATGATTTTAAATGAATAATCTCATCATAGAAGCAGCACTCAATGTTTGAATTCCCTGTTTGGGTATACTCCACCAGGATCCGGTTCTTCAACTTTGAACTGATTAATCCAACATCGTCAATAATCAGCCGATGCAGTTCAATTGGCCATAGGTTTAAAACATTTCCTTTGGCATCTTTTTCAATATAAGCACAGCCATTTCCCAGATGATGGCGGTTTACTTCCAATGCTTTCCAAAAATCGATTGCGGTCATATATGGGTTTGGTCGCAGGACCAGCTTTTCATAAAGACTCTCATTTTTCAATCGTAGATTTCCGTTTTCGGTCTCCTGGACTAAATAGCACGGGATCTTTGCAATGGATTCACTCATAATTTTAATACAGGTGAAATAAGTTGCTTCTTTTAAAGCGCCGTCACTGACATAACCCTCTGCATCAATCCCAAAGGCTTTAAGCATGGCCAGTTCGATATCTGAATAGCTTGGTACCGTCGCCGTTTCTTCTCTTTTTTCAAAGAATTTACTGATCACATTTAGTCACCCCCTCCCTTCCTTACGATGCTGATTCCATACAGCAACAAAAAAATACCCAACAGATAGCAACCTGCATAGGTATTAATGACAAACGTGGTACCGATAAAGATGATACAAGCCAGAATCACAAGTATTTCTGCAATAATATATTTTTTTAACGTCATCACATCCTTTCCAATTGTTCCAATGCGCCGACCATATCATAATGACTGATCTTATTTGCATCAATGGCCAAACATAAACCCATGAGCATACCAATGATGCCATCAATTTTAAAACGGCTCTTACGCTTTGAATATTTCACATTCATGGCATCATCAAACACGGCCACACAGTTTTTGGCCATGGTCCGGAAACAATCATTCTCTGCAATGATAATCCGTTCGTCAATGAGCAAACATTCAAAATCATTAATGATTGGTGTCATGGTCTGCATGCCCTGGCCCATGGGCACGATATCCCATTTTTCTTCAAGCCGGTTTAAGATGGTTGGTGATCCCCAGCGGTCAAACCCGGACTCCTGAAATTCAAAATCCTCTGCTAGGGTGTAAACATAATCCAGAAGTAATTCAAAATTTATGTATTTTCCAGCTAAGGCAATTAGTTCGCCATCTTTAATCCACTTTGAATATGGGTTTTTATCCTCTTCTTCCCGCTTGATCACGGTATCTTTTGGTGTAAACAGGTGTGGCCAGATAATAAACTTATCCATCAGTTCATCATAGAACACCTGAATAAAGGCTGTAATATCTCTGGATGATGATAAATCCAGGCCATTCCAGCATGACAGCCCTTTTAACGCATCATAGGAGATATCTTTTGTGCACAGATCCCAGAGATCCATGTTAATGGCTCCCTTTTCGCCATCCAAAACGACATGCTGATTTAAGAACATCCTCCGGAACATATTTTCCTGCAATGGCATCTGCTTTGCCTTTCGGGCCATTACTTCAATATCTTTCCGGCTCCTGAAGATATCAATCCCCGGGTTTGCTTTTTCCCATTGCTTCTGATCCTCTAAGTCACAGCCCTTATCGGCTTCATAAATTTTATAATAAAAAGTTGGATCATCATCATTTTCGATCTCAATCTTTTTACATCTGGTGTAAAGTTGTTGTTCCAGGTTTGTTTCATCCTCTCCGGAGCTGGCCGTGGTGATGGTGATAAGCAGCGGATCATCCCAGGCACCCTGGCCGGTTCCCAGCTTCCCATACATCCGGTCATTCTTACTCTCATGTATTTCATCCAGGCATGCCACATAATCGGAATAGGAATCTGCTCCGGTGGCATCACTGGAAAGGACCATCAATTTGTTACGGTTATCTTTACGGATCACCAGTCTTTTTGATTCGACAAATCGACAGTATTTTTTCAGGGTTCGATTCGTCTTAATGAAATAGCAAACCGTATCAAACAACTCACCGGCCTGTTTAACATCATTAGCTGTCAATATAAAAATAGCCCCCCTAATTTTAGGTTGGCAAAAGAATAAATAAGTAATGATGATGGCAATGATAAAGGACTTCCCGTTTTTCCTGGCCATGTTTATATGGACTT